GAAGAAGGAGAAGAAAAACCAGATACAAAAATTGTTGCTGAAGGTATGATTTTCCCAATTTTATGTCACGAAATCATTAAGGGAATTGAAGAAGGTAAGGGAAGACATGGTCTACCTAAAGACCCTTCATTACGTCAAAAAGTTCAAGGGCAAGTAGATGTTTTATCTAACGAACCAATGCAACTTAGAATAGGCCCTGAAATCGTAGAAAAAATTAGGTTAGCATTACCTGATGAAATGTACGAAGAATCAAATAAGGGTTTGATAAACTGGTTTCATACTTTACTGTACCAAATACCAGCTCAAGAATTTTTAGAAGTTATTGGACAAGCTATATCAGAAGACCAATCAAAAGTTAAAAAAGCAACCGCAAGATTTAAGGAGATAATGAAAGAAGCACAACAATTAAAAAGTGACTTTGAAGATTATCAAGAAGAAGAAGGTTCGGACTTGGACAACTATGGTGGTGGTGACGATGATGATGACGATGATGATGGTTTAGACGATTTCTTGGGTAGTTTAGGTATTTCGAGACCTAAATAACCTAACTCTTGTGAATAAAGAACAATTAATTATAGAAGTAACGAAGTGTATGAGGAATACTCCTTACGCACTTCGTACTTATTTACAGACCTACGATAACACCGTATCCAAATACGTTCCGTTAGACTTATTCCCCGACCAAGTTTCCCTTATAGAAGATTACGATAACTACAATGAAAATGTTGCCTTGAAATACAGACAGGCAGGGGTTTCAACAGTTACCGCCGCTTGGATATCAAAACGACTAGCCTTCGCCAGAAAAGAAAAACCAGAAAAAGTTCTGATTATTGCAAACAAATTAGATACTGCAGTAGAGATGGCAAATAAGGTTAGAGGATTTACCGAACAATGGCCTGCATGGGTTGGTGCTGGATTCTCACAAGAAAAGAACGCCCAAAGACATTTTAAATTAACTAACGGATGTGAAGTTAAAGCCGTTGCAACATCACGAGATGCACTGAGGGGTTATACTCCTACCATCCTGATATTTGATGAGGCAGCTTATATTGAAGCCGATGGAGATTTCTGGGCAGCCTGTATGGCATCCCTATCTACAGGGGGTAAAGTAATTGTAGTTTCAACTCCAAACGGATACGATGCGATTTACTATGAAATCTATGACCAATCTTTGAGAGGTATGAATGATTTTAAAGTTACCGAAATGTTTTGGCATCGTGACCCACGATATACAAAAGACTTGTATATGGTTAAAACCAATGATTTAGTTCACTTCCTTTTAAACAGAGAAGAATATAATCTTGATGAGGTGGTTATTAATCTATCTATTGATAACCCATACGATAGAGACCATTCAATAGTGACTGACTATATTGAACAAGGATACAAACCATGTTCTGCTTGGTTTGAAGGTATGGTTAAAAAATTAAAATACGATAGACGTAAAGTAGCTCAGGAGTTAGAATGTAACTTTTTGGGTTCAGGTGATAACGTATTCGATTCTGAAATGATGTTAGATATATCTAAAAACCAAGTTAAAGACCCAATTGCAAAAATGATGGCTGGAGGTCTTTGGATTTGGAAAGAACCTGTTAACGGACATAAGTACGTTATGGGTGTCGACGTATCAAGAGGAGACTCCGAGGATTTCTCGTGTGTTCAAATTATTGATTTTGATACAAGGGAACAAGTGTTAGAATACGTCGGTAAGGTACCTCCTGACATCCTGGCGGAGATTGCCTACAAATGGGGTACAATGTACAACGCGTACTGTGTAGTCGATTTAACGGGAGGTATGGGGGTTGCAACCGCTAGAAAAATGCAAGAGATGGGATATCAAGCAGGAATGTATGTTGATAACGTTGACACAACAAACAAATGGAAGTTTGACCCAAAGATGAATGAAAAAATACCAGGTATTAATTTTAACAGTAAAAGGGTTCAAATTATTTCATCGTTTGAAGAATCTATGAGACATAAGTTTAGAATTTATTCAAGTAGACTTTATAACGAAATGAACACATTTGTTTACATTAACGGTAGACCTGACCACCAAAAAAATCATCACGATGACTGTATCATGAGTATTTCTATGGCAATATATGTTGCAGAGAAATCTTTCCAATCTTTAGAGAAGGTGGTAAACCATACTAAAGCTATGTTAAATTCTTGGTCTACAGCAATAAGTGAGAACAAAAATACTTCGGATTACTTTAACCCAATGGTTCCACAAATGGGTAGACAGAACCCCATAAATCAAGGTGCGACCCGAGCCGATTACCAAAAATATGGGTGGTTATTTGGCGCGTAATAACTATTTATATTATCAAGGTAATAAGTAAATTTACATTATGGCAGAACAGAATATGACGGTTTGGCAAAGACTGTCGCAAACATTTGGTCCGAACTCACTCTTACAACAGGATTATCCAACTTTTAAGTTCGATAAGAAGGAACTTTTGCGCACCAAAAGTAGAGAGGAATACGAGAAGGAAAAACTACAGGCACAACAAACTTTTTATTTAACAAATCAATGGGCTAAGGTTGAAAACAATCTTTACTCACAAGCGATTTATTATGAACCATCAAGGTTATCTGCACAGTATGATTACGAGTCAATGGAGTATACTCCTGAGATTTCTGCAGCGTTAGACATCTACGCCGAGGAATCAACAACAACTAATGAAGATGGATTTATTTTACAAATCTATTCTGAGTCAAAAAGAATAAAAGGGGTATTAGCCGATTTATTTAACAATAACTTAGACATTAACACCAACTTACCAATGTGGACAAGAAACACTTGTAAGTACGGTGACAATTTTATTTACTTGAAATTAGACCCTGAGAAAGGAGTGGTTGGTGTACAACAGTTACCAACAATTGAAATCGAAAGACATGAGGTAGGTGCGAGTGGAAAAATTTCAACAGACATTACAAAAGAATTAGACAAGGATAAAAAAGCCCTTCACTTTAGTTGGAAGAATAAAAACATGGAATTTCAATCATGGGAAATTGCTCACTTTAGATTATTAGGTGACGATAGAAAACTCCCTTACGGTACTTCTATGTTAGAGAAAGCAAGAAGAATTTGGAAACAATTATTACTATCAGAAGATGCGATGTTAATTTACCGTACATCAAGAGCACCTGAAAGAAGAATGTTCAAAGTTTTCGTAGGTAATATGAATGATGATGATGTTGAGGCATACGTACAACGTGTTGCCAATAAATTTAAAAGAGAACAAATTGTAGATAATAAAACAGGTAACGTAGATATGAGGTTTAACCAAATGGCGGTTGACCAAGATTATTTTATACCTGTTAGAGACCCTGCGGCACCAGACCCAATTACAACATTACCTGGAGCAACAAACTTATCAGAGATTGCGGATATCGAGTATATCCAAAAGAAATTATTAACAGCACTTCGTGTACCTAAGGCATTCTTAGGATTTGAAGAAGTTGTTGGTGACGGTAAAAATTTAGCATTACAAGACATTAGATTTGCTCGTACAATCAACAGAATCCAAAAAAGTATGTTGGCTGAGTTAAATAAGGTTGCGATTGTTCACCTATTCTTATTAGGATTTGAAGACGAACTTTCAAACTTTACTTTAGGTCTTACAAACCCATCAACTCAAGCAGATTTATTAAAAATTGATGTTTGGAAAGAAAAAGTATTATTGTATAAAGATTTAGTATCTGACCCAGGAAATGGTATTCAAGCAACATCATCTACATGGGCTAAGAAACACATCTTTGGATGGTCTGACGAAGAAGTTCGTTTGGATTTACAACAACAAAGAGTAGAAAGAGCTGTTGGTGAAGAACTTAAAGCAACTGCAACAGTTATTACTAAAACAGGATTATTTGATAACATAGACAAATTATACGGAAGTGCAACAGGTTCAACACCTGCGGCAGGAGCTGCAACAACGCCAGGAGGAACTGAAGAGTTAGGAGCACCACCATCATTTGGAGGGGGAGCTGAACCAGCACCCGACTTAGGAGCTGAAGTACCACCAGCAGGAGGAGAGGCACCACCACCACCACCAACAGGAGAACCAGAATTAGCTCCTGAATCTAAGAAAAAAGACATGAACATTTTAATTGAAAGTAACCTAATTGAAGGAGCTCAAATGATAAATTTGGGTCAGGCACAACAATCTTTAGGAGAAATTTCAAAAGAATTGGATAAGTTATTAAATACGTAATATTTATTTGAAAACGAACAAAATGACCTTTGGTAACATCAAATCCCTAATTGAGAACAATCTACTAGAATCCTACAAAGATGAAAAGGACTTCAAGAAGACATTGAGAGAATTCAAACACAACGTGTTGAGTAATAAATCTATGTCAAAAGCGTATGCTTTATATGACCAATTGAGTAAACCTCAAGGGTTAAATGAACATGATGCGAAAGAGTTTTTAGAAGAAGGGATATCGTTATTACAAAGAATTTTGCCAACAATTAAATTACCAAAAACAATTTCTGAATCAGTTAAAAATAGTTATGCCGATATCGATACATTGGTTTACACTCAAAAAACAGATTTAAAGGAAAGAATAAATGCTAAGAAAAATATCATTTCAATTATTACTTTAAAAACTGAAACAGTTAAAGAATC